TGTGCCGGTCAATTAAGAATGGGGCCTTCACCGCGGTGGGCGTTAATGCCGCGTGGGCTTGTTTTGATGAGATTGACATCTTGCGCCTGGTCGATGCACAGAGCGCGTTTGAAAAGATCCTGGGCCGCCTACGCGAAGGCAACGTGCGGCAATTCGCTGTAGCCAGCACACCTGAAGGCTTCCGCTGGTTGTTTCAGCAGTTTGGCAAACCAGAGATGCAAGAGCGCAGCGACCGCAGGTTGATTAAGATGAAGACGGCAGACAATCCACATCTGCCCCCAGACTTTATTGAACGGCTGCAGGAGAACTACGACTCCGCAAGCCTTGCCGCTTACCTAAATGGTGAGTTTGTTCTTTTAAACAGCACGCAGGTTTACGACCGATTCGACCGAGCGAAACACGTCATCGCATCGCCTCCGGTCAATCTTGATAATGAACCGCGACATTGGGGCTGTGATTTCAACATTGGCAACTGCAATGCCGTTTGCGGCGTGATTCTGGGCAATCAATTCCTGATCATCGACGAATTAAAAGCTCATGACACAGATGCCATGGCTGCAGAAATCAAGCGAAGATGTGAGCACGTTTCTGCCCCTGTTTATGTCTACCCAGATTCATCTGGAGCAAACCGCCATACGTCGGCCGCAAAAACTGACATTGAGCTGCTCAGGATGGCCGGTCTCTCTGTCATCGCGGGCAACTCAAACCCTCGGATCAGGGATAGGGTTAGTGCTGTACAGGCTTTGTTGGAGAATGGGCGTCAAGAGGTCCGGTTGCAGATCCTTGCCAAATGCGAACGAATGATTGAGTGCTTGGAGCTTCAAAGTTATTCAGAACGCAACCCAGAGGAGCCGGATAAAGAGGCTGGATACGACCATCTCAATGACAGCTTGGGCTACGCAGTTTGGGCTCTGTATAACCCACTTCATAAGCGAGCAGGGCGAGCTACAGGTATTCGTCTCTACTAAGATGTTCCTATCGGGCGGGATTTAACTGTGTATTCAGGCTTTTCTGGTGGTCGCCAACGTGTTGGCAACGTTACGACGGTAGATAGCCCGAACACAGCTTGGGTAAACATGGAACCGCATTGGGAGCTGTTAGAGGCATTACAGGGTGGAACGTTTGCAATAAGAAAAGGCCATCGAAAATATCTTCCGCAAGAGCCACGAGAGCAAGATTCCAGCTATGACAACAGACTCCAGCGGTCCGTCTGCTCCCCTTTCCTGACTCGAATCGAACTGATGTTGGCGGGCATGTTGACCCGTAAGCCGGTCAGGCTTGATGACGTAACTGATCAAATCCGCGAACAACTATTCGACGTTGATTTGCTAGGCAACGACTTACAGACCTGGTTGTTTCAGACAAGCAGACTTTGTATTCGCTATGGGCACGTCGGCGTTCTTGTTGATGCGCCTAAGGCTGGTGACAATGGCCGCCCTTACTGGATTTCATATTCGCCAAAAAACATACTCGGCTGGAGATATGAATTAACGGATGGGCAGCAGAAACTAACGCAGCTTCGTCTTTCTGAAAAGATCCTCGTGCCCGATGGCTTATATGGAGAGAAGCAAATCGAGCAAGTGCGTGTCTTGACGCCTGGCGCATTTGAGATCTTCCAAAAAGATCAAAAAGGCGACTTCCGTGTTGTTGATGAAGGCACAACAAGTTTGAGCGAGATTCCGTTTAGCGTTGCTTACTCCAATCGCACAGGCGTTTTGGAATCGTTCCCGCCCTTAGCTGATATTGCTGAGCTAAATCTGCAGCACTATCAAGTTCAATCTGATCTTGGGAATCAATTGCACATCAGCGCAGTGCCGATGCTTGCGTTGTTTGGTTTCCCGCAGTCTGCTGAAGAAATTAGTGCAGGCCCTGGGGAAGCTTTTGCACTCCCCTCAGATGCGCGGGCCGAATATGTAGAACCCGCTGGCAACAGCTACGACGCTCAGTTCCGCAGGCTTGAACGAATTGAGGCACAGATTAATGAGTTGGGGTTGGCTGCTGTGATGGGAGCAAAGCTTGTGGGCGAGACGGCTGAGGCTAAGAGGATTGATCGCAGTCAAGGCGATGCCACGATGATGGTGGTGGCGCAGCAAATGCAGGACATGATCGACAACTGCCTGCGGTTCCATGCTGATTATTTGCAGGAGTCACAAGCTGGCAGCAGCCTTGTCAATCGTGACTTTATGGGCGCAAGACTTGAGCCACAAGAGATCCAAGCGTTGCTGCAGCTTTACACCGCTGGCACGGTGACACAAGAAACGTTGTTGCTACAGCTTGAGGCGGGCGAAGTGCTTGGTGATGACTTTGATGTCGAGGCTGAGCTTGAAGCAACGCAGGCTGGCGGATTACTTGAAACACCGCAGCCAGTTCCTGAGCAGGAAGTCACAATGCCTGAAGGTGAGCCGGAGGCAGATGATGGGGTGGCTTGATGATTTGCGCAAACCAAAAGCAGAACAACCATCAGAGCAGCCATCAAGTCGGGATTTTTTTTATTCGCATGACAGGCTTGCCAATCAGTATTTTGCAGTCATCAGACTGACGTGGTATCTGGACGGCAAGGTTTGCGCCGTGACCGAAAGCAGTATTGCGACTTATGACAAAGATGTGGTGGCGGAATTTACGTCAATCTTGGATAACGCCTTAAAGCTTGGTGCTGATGCCGCTGTCGTTTGCATCGAAGAACCTCAAGCCCTTGGCATTTATGAAAAATGAGTACACCTGCCGAGCTTTACCGCAATGCCATCGATCTCAACCGATTTAGCAACAGCGTTGCTAAGCGGATTGTCATTACATACAACGATCTTATTTTGGATGCTGTTGATCAGTTGCGTCGGCTTGATGAGCTTGACGTTTCTGCTAAAGCTGTACGGCTGCAAGCCATTCTTGCGCAACTAAAAGAATCTCTTGATGGATGGGCTGGCACAAGCACTCTTGCAGCGGCCCAAGAGTTGCAAGGTGTAGCGGAACTGCAAGGCCAATTTGTGGCAAATGAATTGCGAAGAGCTTTGCCAATTGATTTAAGAGAACAAGTAAGAAGCGTCCAAATCAGCCCGCAGTTTGCCCAAGCCGTAGCGGTAACAGACCCAACAGCCTTGAGTGTTGTGGCATTAAGCGATGATTTGCAGGCTGCAGTAGCTGGAGCCCGACAAACCTTTCAGTTGACGGCTACTCAGGGCACAATGATCACATTGCCAAACGGCAAAGTGCTTGCAAAATCGTTTCGTGGATTAGCCGAATCACAAGCTGATCTTTTTGCAAAGACTGTTCGTAATGGATTGCTAACTGGTGAATCAACTGACAAGTTGGCGCGTCGTTTAAAGGGTCGCTTGAAGTTTGGAGATCTTGGCCCGTTGTCAGTAAAGCAATTGGCGCAGGCTGGGGGCGAACTAACAACCGTTGCCAACCGCCAAATTATGGCAATGGTGCGCACCAGCATTAATCAAGTAGCAAACGCATCAAGCCAACAGGTGTATGAGGCCAATCAAGATGTGACCAAGCGTTACCGGTACGTTGCGACGTTGGACAGCCGGACATCTCCAATCTGTCGTGCATTGGATGGCAAAGAATTTGATTACGGCAAAGGCCCAACACCACCGCAGCACTTCAACTGCAGATCAACAACTGTGCCTGTCATTGATTACAAAGGGCTTGGTATTGAGCCACCACCGCCAAGTGATTTAAGGCGCCCCAATACTGCGTTTGGCCCATCACGCAGTACAAGAAACGACACCGTCCCAAGCAATCAAACGTATGGCGAATGGCTTGAGAAGCAGCCAAAGGCTGTAAAAGCTGATGTGCTTGGTGCCTCAAAGGTTTCGTTTTTTGAAAGCAGGGTTAAAAAAGTAGGGCCTACGCAAGCAATAAGGGATTTTGTCAGTCAAGACGGTTCGGAGTTAACCTTGGATCAGCTCAAGCTTAAGTATTCCGATGGGAAAGCTTCATAGCAGATTTCAACTCACGCTTCCGGGCGAAGAGAAGAAGTCCAAACCTGCAGCCAAAAAAGCTGTGGCCAAGAAAACAGAAGTTAAGGAGGAATCCTGATGCCTAGCTATTCCGGACCTAAAAAGCCTCAGATGACTGCGCCCAAAAAGAAAAAGAAAGGAGGCAAGAAAAAGTGAAGAAAGGTTCTCGCGTTAGCTGGGTTTACCAGGGCAAGCGGACTTTTGGTGTTGTTACCGGCAGCGGTGGCAAGCGTGCATCAGTCAAGGGGCCAAGCGGCGGAACAA